ATCTAATAATGAATCTCCAATTTTATTTACAGTTTCTAAATTAGTACCTAATTTTTTAGCTTCAACTACTGCTGCTGCTAATGCTTTAGGATTACCTTGGAATTTAACTAATATGCCTGCACTTAATTTAGCTACACTAGATAATAATTCTTTATCGCTAATATGAATTTTATTAGCTCGTGAAGCTTCCATTCCCGCTACACGTAAATCAGAAACATATGATTCTGTAGATTTTCCTGTAGCGGCTGAGAATTCAGCTAACTTACCTGCTTGGTCTGCTGATAATCCTGTAATTTCTGTTAAGCGAGCAAATGTTTCTCTCTCTTCATTACCAAAATCAACTGCTATGCCTAATTGTTCTGTTAATCCTTCTTGAGCTTTAAGTAATCTTCCTACAGTTACAAAAGAATCATTAGATGCTCGAGAATAAGCATACATTTCATCTTTCATATCTTGTGCCATCTCTTTACTAATCCCTAAAGATTTACCCATCTGAGTAATGGCATTATCTGTATCAAAGAAGGCTTTCATTAATCCTTCTATAGTAAGTAAACTGCCTAGACCAATAGCACTAAAGGCTTTCATTCCAAGATTTAATCCATCCTGTAATTTACTTTGCTTTTTCTTTTCTTCTGTTGCTGCTTTAGCTGCTTCATTATGTTGTTCTAAAATTCTTAGATATTCAAGTACTTTTTCATTTAACTGTTCTTGGGTTTGAAGTTCTCTAAGTCTAACTTTTTCTGCTGCTAGTTCTAATTTTATCTTCTTATCGTACTTTTGCTTTAATTGTTCAGCTAAATTATTTATTTTTGATTGAGAAGATAATTGTTCTAAGCTATTTTTTCTGCTTTCTTCTCCATACTTTTTAAAAGAGGAAGTTAATTTTTTAGTAATATCTTCACCTTTTTCTAAACTATTAACTAATCCACTAATACCCTCACTAGTTTTTGCTAAACTAGAACTTATATCTTTAGAAAAAGAGGCAGCTATACTATCTATCTTATTATTTAGAAGATCTAATTCCCTATTGAGAGCATCTATTTCAGCTTGTGTTAATGGAGGTGTAGGTGTTGCCATGTTATAATATTACATCGTATAAATATTAAAAGCGCCTATTTTTTAGGCGCCTTTGCTATATAAGTTGGGTTAGGGGTTATGTTAGGTCGTGATATTTCTTTACTTTTATTATTTTTTAATGAATTTTGTTGTTTTTCATTAGTTTCTTTCTGTTCATCATAGAATTCTTTCATTAAATTGAACGTAGTTCGACGTAACCATAAGGGCATGTTATAAACAGTATCCCAATCATATCCACCTTTTCCATGAAATACTATTTCATGAATTTGTTTGAATATATAGGGTCTATACTCAGGCGTCAGGCCAAAAAAAGTTTAAACTAATAGGAACCGTTATACCCTCCCCTGTATAACTTTCATCTTCTGGTATGAATTTCATTTCAATATCAGGTTGGATCTGGGAATAATATTCGCGTAATGCTCTAGCATCGGGTGCTAGTAAGAAGTTGTCTATAAAATCACGAATTGATTTTTGTTCATTATCACCATTAATTGAAGTAATTATATGTTTTAAACGAGTAGTAATATCAGTAGTAACATTAGGATTAATTTTTTTTAATCCCTTAATTTCAGCTTCAATTTTCTTTTCATCACCATGTGTTAATAACTTAAATGTTACTGTATTATTTGATTTGGGTAAAATGAAGGTAAAATTATTACCATTTTTGTATACTGATTCATCTACTGGTTTTTCTTCTAGTTTAGATAAATCAATTTTTGCATCTATTTCTTGTCCGCGTTTATCAGTATATTTAAATTCATATTCAGCTCCATATCCTAAAATACGTGCTGCAATTAATACTGCATTTTTGTCTCCAATTAATAAATCATCATAATTAAATGGAGTTATAATTAATGCCTGTAATAATTTATCAATTACAGTACCTTGACGCATATAGTTGCTATTAGTAAGAATATCTTCTTCCTTAGCTGTCATATATTTCATTTCAATTTCACCTTTAGCTAGTGGTGATTCTTTTGGATACAGTAAACCTTTTGAGGGTAACGAAACGACTTCTGTCGGTAACTTTAATTCTGCCATAAACGTTATTTATTTTTATTTGTTCGTATATAAATATATAAAAAGATAACTAAATGTAAGTACTTATAAAATCTGAGTAAGTATTTGTTGCTGAATATACTTGATTAAATTTAGATACTGGTTTACCTTCTGTTGCGAAATATCCTCTAACTGGTGTTGCACCATTTGTTGTTGTTGGGTATATTGTTGGATCTTTTTCTTGGTCATATGGAATACCACCATTTACTCCTGGTGCCTCTGTATCCAAATTAGTCATAGCAAATGTATTCTTTCCATTACTTTTATTTTTAGTAAATCTACTTTCACCTTTAATCGGATATGAATTTAAATAAGTAAATTCAGGAATCCAAGTTTGTGTAAATTGATTAGCTGGGCCTGGATTTGATAATAGATTTGGTGTGCCTGTTGTTAATGGAGGATAGTTTGTTATTGTATCATGTAATGGGGAAGAAATTCGTTCAACATCAAAATTAGTAATATTTAATGTATTTATTCCACGACCTAAATCCTCAGTAAATCTACTATTCCCCGCTATAGAATAACTGTTTAAATATGGGTGATCTGGGAAGAAAGGTTGAGAAAATCGTTTTGGGTATGATGGATTAGCATATATTGTTGGAGTTCCAGTTACATATACACCATATGCTGTAGAAGTATCATCACTGTAGAACCCACCAGGATTACTATTTTCAACATCAAAATTAGTTATACTAAGTGTAGTTTCTCCATTGCCTAAATCTTCAGTAAATCTACTATTTCCAGCTATGGAATAGCTACTTAGATATGGTTGATTTGGAAAAAATGGTTGAGAGAATCTTTGTGGATATGATGGGTTTGAATATAATGTAGGAGTACCAGTTGAATACATTCCATATGCTGTAGAAATATCTCTACTATGAAATCCATTAGGGTTACTACGTTCAACATCAAAATTAGTAATGTCAAATGTAGTTTGATCATCTTCTAAGTAATCGGTAAATAAACTAGCTCCATTTCCTGCATAATATGTATCTAGATATTGCTTACTAGGAAACCAACGTTGAATAAATCTTTGAGCATATCCTGGATTTGAAAAGAGTGTTGGGGTACCTGTTGAACGTTGTGGGTAACTGGTTGATGCATCATTAGTTGGTGGGACAGTGTATATATAATTACTATTCTCTACATCTAGACTTGTTTTATCAAAAGATGCTAACAATCCTAAATTTATAGTAAATGAAGGTACATTTAAATCAGGTAAAAAAGCCATAGTATTATTTTATCACGTATAAATATAAAGAAAAGCGCCTGTTATTAACAGACGCTTCCTTTTTATAGTTATAAAGTATTCTTAGAAATTTAGGATACAATAATCCATAGCAATTGTTAGTGAAATACTAACAGCTGAGTCAGCACTCCAATCGTAATCTCCAAAAGTAGCTGTTTTACAATAAGCACCTTTGATAATCCATTCACTAACGATATCACCTACTGGGCCTAAAACGTTCATTGTGATATCTTTTTTATAGAAATCAGAATAACCATCACGGCCTGTTACTGATTCATGCGCCAAACGAGCCCATTCCATTACTGATTGAGCACCTGATGGTGTAACGGGATCATATAATTCTAAGCTCATATCATTCCATTTTACCTTACCTTTTACTTTACGGTAAACGTTGATATGATCTAATATAACTTCACCAGCTTCAAAGCCAGGAGCTGCAGCTTTCTTAATTAGGTAAGCTGGGATACCATCTATATACATAATAAACCTATTTTGAACTTTTGGTTCAAAAGCGGTAAACATTATTTCATTTGGATTTAATACGGCCATTTTATTTTATAATTTATTTGTTATCAATAAATATATGGAACTACATCCCCTTATGCAGGGAATGTAGCACCAGTTGGAAGAATATTGAAGTTTAAGATAATGAATTCAGCCGTTTTAGTTGGTTGAATATAAATCTGACCTACTAATTGGTTACGATCTACTACATCAGGAGTATTGTTTGAATCATCCATTACTACTTTGTAAGCATATAAACCTTGACGTTGTACTACTGAACTTAAGTATGGATTAACTTGTGATAAGAATCTATTACGAGTTACTGTTGTATTTTGTTCGAATACTAAACCACGAGAAACACCACCTATAAATCCTTTCAATGCTATTAACAAACGACGAACGTTTACGCGATCTAAAGATGTTGGTTTACGTTGTAATGTCTTTTGACCCCAAACACATACTCCAGTTCCTGGGAATGTAGCTAATGGGTTAACATTTGCTAAATATAATGTATCTCTATCTGATTGTTGTAATCTTCTTTCAGCACGGATAACTGATGGAATACCACCTCTATTTAAACCTGCTGGTGCGAACCATTCAGCGCCTACTTAGATCGGAAGAGC